CAGAATAGACCCTATAAGCAAAAAGCAAACTTAAACTAAGACGCACATAGCTTGTACTTTGGTTTGGATTTAATAACAATGTATAATGAAAAGAATAAGAAACGACGAGGTTAAATGAGAGATACAATAGCTACAAAGCTAAAAGAACACAAGCCAAATATAAGTAGGCACAAAAAAGAAAAGATACTAAACGCTGAGAATTACCGTATAAGTTCTTTATTCGAGTTTTTACAAGGTAGTCAATATAATATATACCTAAACGGTAAAAAATGCAACAGCGTTGGCGATATACGTAAAATAATAGCATTACACCAATTTAATACGTACGAATTTAGTAAGACACACCACTTAACACAATATTATAACTTTGTTGGAACGAGTGATATTAATATTGAGATGGTCACACTTGAGAAGTGGTTAGAGTTTTTTGGAATAGGTTATGAAATAAAATAGCAGTTTGGAAAAGTCGTAAATTTTACGTATGTTAGTATAATATTATTTAGTTAGGAATAAATATGTTTAGCGTATTACGTCAAAAGAATTTACCAATTAGTAGTGGTATATTTACTACCAATTACACTCAAAGAGCTTACCAGACTGACCCAGTTCAAACGGTATTCGCAATAATTCAGAAAAAAGCACAGTTCTTATCTATGCTTAATGAGTCAGTTACCTTAGATGGTGAGCCAGTAGAAAACTACTTAACTGACATAATGGCTAATCCTAACAGCTCAACAACTTGGCAACAATTAGAGTACGCTCACTACTGGTGGCAATTCACCTCAGGTAATACTTACATATTCACTCCAAAGGATAATAGAGGTGTACCTATTGAATACTGGGTGCTACCGTCTCCAAACGTTACAATTAATGCAAATACTGAAAGAATAACTAGTTATACATATAAACAAAACGCTAATCAAATAACTATACCAGTAGATGAGATAATACACATTAAAAAAGTACACCCATCGATTAACTTTGATAAGAATTATTTATACGGCACACCTATTGAATTAAATAAGAGTTTAGACCTTATGAATTTAGAGGTAAGTGCTTTAGAGTTTGTACAATCATTTTTAGATAGTGATGGTGTTAGTCCTTACGTGCTGAGTGCAAAAGAGAATTTGCAACCCGATGTGTTGAAAAAATTAAAAGCTGGTTTTAATGAAACGATATTGAATAACAAATATCACGTACAGGCTATAATGGGTGCTGGGGCTACAGTAGAGCCACTTGCAAAAAGTAGCCACGCTGACGGCTTAGCAGTTAAGCAAAGTGAGTCAGTAGTTAAAGCTATTTGTACTATTTGGGGTACTCCAGAAAATATACTAACATTAGACTTTAATGGTAAAGCACTAATAGAGGGGGCTTTAGAAAATTGGTATCAAGGCACACTAAAACCAGATAAACTAAACTTTCAACAAGCTATAAATAAACAACTATCTGAATTTGACAGAGCCGTTTATAAGATAGAAGACTACAAAGTAAATGATACTGAAGAGCTACGTAAACAAGAGTTACACGATTTTAGCTTAGGACTTGCAACTATAAACGAGTTAAGAGCTAAAAGAGGATTACAATCTATTAGCAATGGAGATATTCCAATGATTGCTGGTAGCTACTATCCTTTAGGTGACTTACTTATGGTAGACTCAGGAAGCGAAAAAAAAAAGACCTTAGGGGCGTAGTTCGTACAGCATACTGGAAAAAAGAACAACGTCGTTTAGTACCACACGAAAAGAGATTATATAGAGCCGTACAAAGTGAGTTCAAAGCAATTCAAAAAGAGGTAGAAGCTAATATAGAAGCTACTACTAATAAGAACCTATCTACATTGTTTAACGTTTCAAGGTCTATTAAAAACATAATTAAAAAGACCACACCTATTTTATTTAACCTATCTATAAGTTCAACAAAAGAAAGTTTACAAGTGATAGATGAGGGCTTTAATGATGCCACTTGGTTTGATAGGAACGCTAAAATAAGTAGAGAGTATAGCGATAGGATATCCGAAAGTATTAACACCTTAGATAAAGACTTAAAAGAGGACGTTAGACGGTCTTTAGCTCGTAATGCTACCAGAGATAGGCAAGAGCAATTAGAACAACTGTTAAATGACACCTCTGATAAATTCGATAACTACTATACAAAGGAAAGAGCCAATATGATAGCTCGTACCAACACTACAGCGGTTGACAACAATGTTAAACGTGACACTTGGACTAAGATGGGCGTTACTGAGTTAGAGTGGGTTACTGAGGGGGACGACAGAGTGAGAGATAGTCATCAAGCTATGGACGGCCAACTGATACCAATAAACGGTACTTTTACTATTGAAATATATGACAGTCAAGGTAATCCTACTGGAGAAAAGGTTGAGTCACCATTCCCAGCAGGTGGTCAGACGGCAAGTCAAGACGTTAATTGTAGATGTACTCTATTACCAGTTACTGGATAAAAAAAAAGCATCTAAAATTAATCAATAGTAAACATATTTAATAAAACAAAATAATTATTTCAAATAACTGTAATTTGGAAAAGTCATTATTTTTTCGTATGTTAGTATTATGATTGGAACTTATAACAATAAAAACCATACAAATAAAATCATATCCAATAAAGAGACAAAGCACGTTAGGAATAAAGTGAGAGACTTTATAAATAAACAACCTAACGAACGTTTGATAAGTGAGTTATATAAAGTGTGTATAGCTTACGGAATGAAAGAAATAAAATAGCACAGCTTAACAGCACAGCTAAAAAGCAAAGTAAACGAATTTACAAAGCAATTACACCGATTTCGGTGCAGTTGCTTTTTTTATTTTAAGAGGGAAAAATGCCAGACAAAAAAGATTACACCGAAAAACACCAAGTATTTTATATAGATAGTGTTAAGTCAAAAGAGATACAGGTAGATGGACAAACTAAGACCGTCTACCCCTTTGTGCTTACCTCAGAAATAGTAGATAGAGATGGTGACGTAGTAGTTATAAATGATTTGAATATAGACAACTACAAAAAAAATCCAGTAGTATTCTTTGAACACGACACACGCCAAAACGCTGTAGGTAATGCTTACAATATTAAAAAACTTAAAGATAAGGTTACAGCTGATGTATGGTTCCACGAATTAGACGAAGAGTCTAAGCAGATTAAAAGATATGTTGACGCTGGTGTTTATAGGTCTGGTAGTATTGGATTTAGAGTGTACGGCTCACGAAAGAGAAGAGCCGAAAGAGATGAGAGGACACCTTTTGAAACTGTAAACGAGTTAATGCCTACAGAGTTATATGAATTTTCAGTAGTTAAGATACCAGCGAACCCAGATGCAATAATGAAAGCACACGAAAGAGAATTAGAAGCTAAGCAAAAGGGATTATTAAAAGATACTGATAATATAATGGAATTTAAAGCTGGTGCGGTGCTTAATCAAAAGAATAAACAAAACTTGTTAGACGCTAAAGAGAAAATTGAAAATGTTTTACTGAGTGCTGATAATGAGAAAATTGAGGAATTAGAAGCCGTAATAGAAGACATAAAGAGAATAACTTTACAAGAGTACAATAAGCAAAACACAAAACGAATAACGATAAAAGAATATAATCAATTATTAAATAAAGAGGGTAGAGATGCCAGATAATAAAACTGAAATTGTTATGACTCCAGAGGAGTTAGAACAAACGAAGTCCGAAGCTGTTAAGACTGTTAAAGAACAGTTAGACGCTAAGGAAAAAGAACTATCAAAAATGAATGATAGTTCAGAGCTTATTGCAGAGATGCAAAAGCAAATAGCAGAGCTTAAAACGGCTCAAAATAACGAGTCTAAAGAAAAGTCTGAAGACGTGAAAGTAACTGTTAAAGCTGAGAAGTCTGAGAATAGAGAACCTCTATTTAAAAGACCTATTCAAATTAAGGATAGTAAAATTCCTTTGATTGGTACTGTAGCTGTAGCAACTGCACTAGGTTATAAACAACGTAAGTCAGCTTTAGAAGTGTTAAATGACCATTACAAGTCAACAAATGACCAGAACGTTTACAAAGCCGTTAATTATATGGCTAACGCTTCTAAGTCTTTTGCGGGTAAATATGACTCATTTGTAAACCAAGCTAAGTCGATTGGTATGGGTTCTGTTTTAGAGGGTGCTGGTTTGGGTGCTCCAGATGCTGACCCAGAATTAATACAAGCTCTAAGACCAGAGAACTCAGTACAAGCTATGGCTGGTTATAAGGAAGTAATATTAACAAACGGCTCTGCTAAAGTAAATGTAGTTGATACTGGAGCTTCAGCTTATCACGTTGGGTCAACTTCATTAACAGAGTCAAACGCACAATTTGGTCAAAGGATTTTAAATGCTAAAAAAGTAGCTGGTCTATCTGTAATTGATAACGACCGTTTAAGATTTGGTGACTTTAACGTTGCAAGTGAAATAGAGCAAGACATTATTGCTGGTGTACAGCAAGAGTGGGACAGAGGTATTCTATTAGGTTCTGGCTCTAATCACGAGCCTGCTGGTTTAGTGGTAAGTGCTGGTAACTCGTTTACTCGTACAACTTCACCAGACGCTACTAAGATTGGTAAAGACCTTAGAAAAGCGAAAAGAGAATTACAAAACGATAATATTAAAATGGTAGCTCCAGCTTGGGTAATGACTCCAGCAATGAGAACAGCTATCGAAGACCAATACACTTCTAATAAAGACCAAATGCATTATGCAGCTAGATTGGAAAGTGATGGTACTTTAATGGGTTATACGGTTATTACTTCTAATAACATTAATAACTCACAGGTATTATTAGTAGACGCTTCTGAGTTAATCTTAGGACTTGGTTACGGTATTATAGTTGACGTAGATAGCTCAGTAGCTTTTGATACTGATCAAACTAAGATAAGAGGTTTATTCTCATACGACTTAGCTTATAAGAGAACAAACGGAATATGTAAAATAACAAGTACAAGTGACTGGGAGACAGCGTAATATGTTAATTAATAGTCAAGCGAAACAAATAGTGAATCAGTATATTGGTTATTCAGATGCCGTTGCTGGTGGAGCTGGTGACGACACAGCTGTAGTTAATGCTGCTGGTATCGACACTAAGAATTACTCAAGTGCTTTAGTGGTAGTAAACGGGACTACTACTTTAGGTGACGCAGATACATTAAATCTAACTGTAGCTACTACTGAGTGTGATACTTTAGGTGGTACTTACACAGCTAAAGAGACACTATCAGACGATGCAGTTATAGCAACTGGTGATACTGGTGGCTCTACTGAAGCTGGTAGTGTTGGATATGTAATAGACTTAGACGACTATGAAAGATACGTTAAATTTAGTTTTACTCCAGATTTATCTGCAGCTAATACTGACACGGCGGACTTATCATATAGTGTAATATTATGTAATGCTACTGAACAACCAGTAAGCGTACCAAATACTACATTAGCTTAGTTTTTAACGTGGGGGTCTTGATTGTAAGGCCTCCGATTAAGAATTAAAAAAGAGGATATTTAATGAGCTTAAATGTATATAGATATTTAAACGCTGATGACAGTTCGGGAAGTGAAACTACTGATAGTAATGGAGTTACGGTTTACACTTTAGACGTAGACACAGCTACCACTACTTTTGGTGTTGGTTTAAACGAGACACCAGTTACTTACGAACTTACTGGAGCTGGTTTGACTGGCTCTGGGACTGTTAAGCTGCAATTTAGCTGTGACAATGGTTTAACTTGGACTGACGCTGTAGATAGTAATGGTAATGGTAATGCTGTAAGCTATACTATGAGTAGCTCAACTCTAAGTGAGGTCGTAAAAGACTTTCAAGTTATCGGAGTAGCTCAAAGGTGGAATATAGACGGCTCTAATACTGGTGGCACACTAACAATAAAGGTAATTAGCTAATGGGTATTACAGTAATAAAAAAAGATGGTGGTGGGTCTAGTTCAAGTGGTTTACAAGGCACTTGGGACGCTTCTACTAATACTCCGACTTTAGCAAATACAGACACAGAAAAAACTGGGTTTATGTATCAAGTTTCAGTTGGTGGTACTGTAAATTTTGGAGCAGGGAATTTAACTTTTGAAGCTAAAGACATTGTTATAAATAACGGTACAATTTGGGATAAGGTAGATGCAACTGATGCTGTGTTATCTGTTAATGGTGATTCTGGCGTTGTTGTATTAGATGCTGATGATATTTCAGATACTTCGACAACTAATAAGTTTACAACAAGTGCAGATATATCAAAACTTGCAAATATAGAAAACAATGCGACTGCTAATCCAAATGCTTTTGACAAAGTTGTCGATGATACAGACGATTTAACTGAAGGAGCATCAAATAAGTTTTTATCCACATCTGTTCAAAATCAAATATTAAATTTAGAGTACCAATCATTAAACCAATTTGTTTCGACTTGGAAAACTAACAATGGAGGAACAAGCGGATCAACGCAAATTACACTTCCGTTAACATCAACAGGGACTTATGACTTCATAGTTGAGTGGGGTGATGGCGAACAAGATAGAATTACAACATACAATCAAAGCGAAGTAACCCACACTTATCCGAGTGCAGGAACTTATACAGTATTGATAAGCGGCGTATGTGATGGATGGAGGTTTGGTAATGGTGGAGATAAGCTCAAAATACTTGATGTTAAAAACTGTGGATGCCTAAACATTAGTAATAATATGGCATTTTCAGGATGCAATAATTTAGTTTTCACTGCACAAGATGAATTAAAGATTATAGGTGCAACTAACCTCGAGGGTATGTTTCAAAATTGTTTTATTTTAACAAGAGTCCCATTTATGGACACAAGTTCTGTAACGAATATGTATTATATGTTTGCTTTAAATGTAAAATTAACAGAAGTGCCATTTATGGACACAAGTTCTGTAACAAATATGCAATTTATGTTTTATGGTATTACTCAGGCTGTGCTAACAATTCCAATGCTAAATATGAGTTCTGTAACGAGTGCTAATGCTATGTTTATTGCTACAACATTGTCAACTGAAAACTATTCTAATTTTTTAATTTATTTGGATTCATTAACGCTTCAAAATAATGTAAATTTTCACGGAGGAAATTCTACATATAATACTGCTGGTGGTGTAGCAAGAGCTAACATAATCAGTAATTATAATTGGTCAATTACTGACGGAGGTGCAGTATAATGAATACTATTAAAGTAACGGAAACAACTTATTGGATATTAGACAGTAAGCACGGAAAACTTGAAAAAGGACAAGAGTTTTCAAGTAAAACTGAACCGTTTTCAACTACTGATAAAGCAGAATGGCTAGAAAAATTAGGTGTTATTTCTGAAAAAGAGTTAGAAGATAATAAAGCTAATGAGTTAGAAGCCAAAAAATTAGCTAATCAAATTCAGAGTTTAAAAAACAAACTAATATTCCAAGTAAAAAACAAAGTGTCAGAACTTTTAACAGCTACTGATTACAAGGTTATAAGACATAGAGACCAATTAGAGTTAGGAGCTGAAACTACTTTAACAGACTTAGAATACGACGCTTTATTGAAACAACGTAACGACTTTAGAATAAAGAGCAACGAGTTAGAAGCTACTATAAAAGCTAAGAGAAGTTTAAACACTTTAAACGAGATTAAAATAGAATTTTAATGCAATTAACAGAAAATTTCAATATAGATGAGTTCGCTTGTAAAGATGGTACACCAGTAACAGATTGTTTAATAGACAACGTAGAGGAGTTAGCTTTAAATTTACAAGTTATTAGAGACTTTTGTGCTTGTCCTATTAATATACTTAGTGGATATAGAACACCAGAACATAATAAGAACGTTGGTGGAGCTAAAAATTCACAGCATTTGTTAGGTAAAGCTGGGGACTTAATGACAACTGAATACACTTCTAAGGAGTTGTACCATATAATAAAAGAACTTATATCGATCGGAGCTGTTAAAGAGGGTGGGCTAGGTTACTATGATACTTTCGTTCACTACGACATAAGAGGAACTAAAGCGAGATGGTAGAAATAACTAGAGCACCTTTGTCAAAAGATGAGATAAAATTAAAAAGAGAAATTGAGTTGAAATATTGGGAGTTGGGTATCGAAGCTGACCCATACCCAGACCAATGGAAACTAAACTTTTTTGATAAAATAAGTTACTGGTTACATAATGGAGCTAAATACTCTAAGCTGGTATTAACATTAATTAAAATAATAACTAAAATAGGTATTGCAATGTCAACAACAAATGACAAAAAGACAACAAGAACAGGAATAGTAAAAGGTATTATTGCTGCTATAATCAGTATAGTAACTTTGTTTTTTAGTGCTGATATAGACCCAGAAATACAAAATACTATTGTAGGTGTGGTAGTAGGTGTGTGGGGTTTAATTGAATGGGTACAAGGTTACTTCACTAATAAACCCGACGAAGATGGAAAGTAATATTGTAACGTGGCTACCATATATTTTTATAGCTGTGCTAGGTTTTTTAGCTACAGCACTCTATAATTCTTTTAACAAAGCCATAGAGAACTTAAACAAAACGATTGTAGAGCTTAATAAAACGGTTGGTCATCTAGGAGAACGTATTTCACACATCGAAGGTAAAATTAATTGATAACAATAGTAGCGATTAGCAGTCAAGAGGATTTTAAAAGCTTAGATGAGTGGGTAAGCCACTTGCCAGACTATGTAGATAAGATAGTAGTTAAGACTGTTGAAGGTGGTATAAGTTCTTTTATAGGTAAAGAGGGTAATACTCAAATATATGAGTGGGGTTATGCTAAATTCAGATTTGACGAAGCTCGTAACTATGCTTTATCAAAGGTCACTACTGACTGGGTTATTATGTTAGATATGGACGAAAGACTCCAAATATTTAAAGAGGATATTGACAATATAGATAATTTACCCGAAGATGTTTACGGTGCTAAAATAAAAATAAATTGCTTTACTAATCAAGGTGATTGCGGTGGTACTTATGAAGTGATTAGAGTAATGAGAAAAGAGGTTAAATATTCTTATTGGTGTCACGAAACACCTCATAAATGGATTGAGGAAAATGGTTACAGAGTTACGGCACTACCATTGTTAATAAGACACGATAGTTATAGTAATTTAGAGCAAATGCCTTCAAAACTGTTAAGGAATTTTCACTTAATATTAGATAACATAGAAAATGATATAGAAAATAGAAACGACCCTAAATTGCTGGGTGATTTATACAGAACAATGAGAGGAATGGAAAAAATTGCCACTACTGAATAAAACCGATGTAAAAGACTACTTAGATATAGTTGATACTGATTACGATAACTTTATAGACGATTGTATATTAGAAGTTGAAAGCGAAATATTAAACAAGCTGGGTCAGGAAGTTGAAAGTACCTATGCTGATGTAATATTAATAGGCAATGGGAAACAACAAGCGCTATTAGTAAACCACCCAGTTACTTTAATTAATTCGCTATCATATAAAGCAATACCCACTGACGATTGGACGGCTATTGATAGTAGTGAATATCAATTATTCAAAACTGACACTTGTGATTTTATCTATTATAGTACGTTTATTAAGGGTTATCAGTACAAGGTTAATATTACTTATGGTTACGCTACTGTGCCAGATGCAATCAAGGGAGTGGCCGTAGAGATGACAACTGACAAGCTGTTAAACTCACGTAATACGCCTATTAATGACGACTTTAGACACGGTATAAGTCAAAGGGCAGAGACTGTAAACGGTTTTACTGGAACTACTACTATGAAACAAGCTGACTACATGCATAGATTAGGTAAATATCAGGTTATACTATGACACAAGGCGAAAAGCTAATAGAGATATTCCCAAAACTATTAAAGTTATTTAGTGAAGAGATTAAGACTGCTTACGAATTTTCAATAGATAAGCAATTTAGGAAACAAGACGGGAAAATCTTTAATAACGAAAGTAGATTAAGAACGAGTAGAGGTTCTGGAAGTTTAAGAGCTGATTTCATAAAGAACTCTAAAGTAGAGATTAAAGACGGTAAAATAGAATTAGAATTTGCAACTGACAAACCTTATGCTGGTATTCAGAATAGAGGGGGTTTTATAAAAGCTAGGCCTACTACTAATAGCAAAGGTAAAAAGACTTATAAAATGGCTCAGTATTTTTGGTATAAGAGCTTTGAGGCTAACGTAAAAAGAAAAAAAGAACTATATAAAAGAATAGCTCTAAGTGTTGAGAAAAAAGGCGGTGTTAAGATTAAAGGTAAAAACTATATAGAAAATAGTGTAGAACATTTTGAAAAGAACTATTTAGAAGCCGTGATACAAGAGTTTTTTAATGAAGTAGCAAAGGTATGGAATGCTAATTAGAACTTGGTTGCAAGATGAGATGACTACTTTATTTAGTGGTCTTACAGTTAATTCTAAGACTATTGAAATAGTAGATACATTATCAGATAGGAATTATAATTACTTAGGTATTTACTTAGGTGACGAAACTAATGAAATGGCTCTAAATGACGTTCAAAGTGAAAGAGGTACTCCAGTAAACTTTGAATTAAACTTTAGTGTGAAAGCTAATAACAGTAATTACAACGCTGTAACAAATGAAGCCGTAGAAAACATAAAAAAGAAAATTTTAGAGTACAGAGCAACGCTAAGCAAAGTTAATACTAATAGTGATTTTAGAGCTGAGATAATAGATTTGATTTATACAAATATATATCCAGCCGTTGACTTTGATAATAGCAATGTATTACTCTTTATAGAGGGACAAATAATTATTAATCAATATTTAATAGAGGTATAACAAATGGCTACTGTAGATTACAGAGATACCACAGCCGTAGGGCAAGACTTAGGGTCTTCATATATGGCAGTTATAGAACACACGTCAGATTACACACTAACTGGAGATATGTATTTCCTACCAGTAGTGGAAACTTCTGACACAGTTAACGCCGTCGCTACTCTTTCAAAAGAAGATGAGAACGGTACTACTTACGAAGCTGATGGGGCTAAAACCATCACTAAAAACATTACTATAATGCAAAAAGACGAGAATGCAATTAACTTGCCACGTACTTTAGCTGGTAAGTCTTTGGCTTGGTGTAAAGAGATGTCAAGAACAGCTCTACCAAGTGGAGAATATTTGTACGAGTTTGGTGTAGGTGCTGAGATTTCGCAAAACTTTACTATTTCTGGTAAGTCTGGGTCAATCCCTTTGACTTTTAACGTGACTCCTAATGATACTGAGGTAGTATTAACTGTAGCGTCTTTTGATGAAGCTAGGTGGAAAGGTGACTTATTAACTTTAGCATCGGTTACAATTACTCAGGACTATGGATTTGCATACGACACAGCAACAGCACAATAGAGGATAGTAAATGAAAAACGAATTTGAATACAAAGGACGTAAGTTTAAAAGAATAGATTTTAAAAATCAATATACCTTTGAGCAATCAGATGAGTTTGATAAGATTAATACGGTGGTTACAGATGTAGCCACCTATCTTAACAACGCTCAAAAGTCTGGACTAACTGAGTTAGAAATGGGTATTCAGTTAAAACAAAAACTACAGACTTCAAAAGTATTCCCAGAGCTATTAGCTCACGTATGGTATGACGAAGACGATAGAGAATTTAACATAGATAATTTTAAAAGTAGAATTGAGTTCTTTAAAAAGATGCCTTTAGGCATTATCAAAGAGCAAGGTATCTCTGAGGGTGTACAAGATTTTTTGTTAGAAGGGATGAAGTCTTCAACGGAAGGTATCCAGAGCTTACTTCCCACAGCCAAAAGTTAAGCGGTGACGCGATAAGACAACAGTTAGGAGTAGCACCAGAGTCGGAATACGACCCTCCGCACAAATGGTTTTACACTTTTAAAATGGCTCATAAAGACTTTATATTCCCAGACGTAATGGAAACACTATATAGAAGCCCATTAATTTGGGTATTAGACAGCATACACCAAGATATTAAGAACTCGAAAAGTAAAGGATAAATGGCTACATTAAAAACCAATATAACAGCTGACGCCAGTCAGTTCTTAAAAGTAATAAAAGAGGTTCTAAAGTCTTCAGAACAAGCTCAAAAGACTATCCAAGACGCTTTTAATTCAGATATAAAAATAGATAATACTGGCTTTAAAAAAGCTATTGCTGATATTGAAAAAACTATTGACGATTTACCACCAGCTGAAATAGAATTTGAAGCTGATAAGAAAAGCCAAAAGAATATAGTAGGTGAGTCTGCTAAAGTTGGTAAAAAGTCAGGTAAAGAGTTTTCAGTTGGCTTTAATAGTATCTTAAAAGGTGCTTTAGCTGTGTCAGCTATACAAGGCATAGGTAATATAGCCAAAGACGCTGTAACTGGATTTATAGACCTAAATAAGAACGTAGCTAACATTGGTACTTTAGGAGTTGAAAACTTTGAAGAGTTTACTAATTTAGCTTTAGAAGCGTCAAAAAGCGTACCAGACTCAGCTGCTAACATTGCGGCTGGGGCTTACCAAGCTATATCGGCTGGTATAACTGGAACTAATGAAGAGATAATAAAATTCACAGAGACAGCCTCTAAGGTTGCAACTGCTGGGTTGGCAACTACTGAGGAAGCTGTTAATGGTTTAACGTCAGTATTAAATGCTTATGGTAAGGAGGCCTCAGATGTAAATGAAGTTAGTGACACGTTTTTTGCTGCTATTAAGTTAGGTAAGACCTCTTTTAATGAGTTAAATGCTGGTTTAGCTAATGTAATTCCTGCAGCTTCAGCAGCTGGGATTGGATTTGAAGAGATAGCTGGTAATATTGCACAAATTACGGCTCTCGGTGTACCAACGGCACAAGCTACCACACAGCTACGAAGTGCTATAGTAGAACTACAAAAACCAGGGGCTGAGTTAGCTAAGGTTATGAGTGGCGTAGCTGTAGAAGTTGACGGAGTGCAAACTACATTAAATGAGTCAAATATTGGTAAGGTCTTAGAAGAGCAAGGACTTACAAAAACGTTACAACAAATAGAACAGTCAGCAGCGGCTTCTGGTAAAACACTTACACAAGCGTTTAGTTCAAGCCAAGCGGCTTCAGCTGCATTGCTATTGACTGGTGAGAATGCTGAAAGAGCAAATAAGACTTTAGCAAATGTACGAAAAGAAATTGAGGGCGGCGTATCTACTAAAGCATATGAAGTAGCGGCTCAAAGTTTAGACGCTCAGTTAAGTGTTATAAATAACCAAGCACAAGCTGTATTTGCTCAAATATTTGAAGCCGTTAGACCAATATTAAACACTATTTTAGATGCCGTACAACCTTTAATAAGTGGTATTAGTGTAATAGTAGGTAACTTTGATAAATTAGCTATTGGGGTAGGAGCGGCCGCGGTTGCTTTTGGTGCTTATACTTTAGTTACTCAGGGGTCTGCTATTGCTACTAAAGCGGCTGCTGGTGCTACTGAAGTATTAAACAAAGTAATGGCACTAAACCCAGCGGCAAAAGTAGCTTTAGCTGTTGGCGTTTTAACAGCGGCGGTGCTAACTTTAGTTGATGCTTTTAGTGACTCAACTGAAGAGCTAATATCTAGTAATGAGTTAGAAAAGGAATTATTAGAAAGTAAAGAGAAAAGACTTAAAAAAGAAAAAGAGCAAATTAAGTCTAATAGAGATTTGATTGCTGAGTATGAGAATACTGGTAAAAGAATTGAAGAGTTACAAGCTAAAGAAAATTTATCTGGTAAAGAGAAAACTGAATTAACCAATAAGACAAATGAGTTAAAAAAACAACAAATAGAATTAAATAAGTCTTACCCAGATGCTATTGACGCTACTGGTAAATTTAGCGATAATCTAAAGTCAGTAAAAGAACAAACTGGCTTACAAAATGCGAACCTATCTAAACTCACAGAGAATAATAAAAAGTTAATACAAGAGTTTGAAGAGCTTGGTAATGTAGAAAATAAAAGCACAGAGCAAAAGAAAAGACTAAAAGAAGTTACTGAGGAACTTAATAAAGAGTTTCCTAAAGCTGGTGTAAACTCTGAGGATTTTGCTGGTAGTTTGTCAAGAGTTAAAACGGAGGCTGGTTTAACTTTTGGAGAACTTGAAAGAGTAAACGGTCAATTATCTAAAGTGGCTCAAAGGCAAGTTAAAGCGGCACAGACTGGGGCGAAATTAGCTATTAGAAGTGAAATAGAAGCTACTATAGAAGCTATTGATGACTCTGAAAAGGCATTATTCGGCTTAGTAGATACTTTTGGAACAAGTGGCGGTGAAGTTGAGGGTAAGCTAGTAAGTATTGTTAATACTTTTGCTGAGCGGTTACAAGGCAAAACTGGAGACGAATTTGAAAGAATAGCTCTTGATTTTGAAGGTACTTTTGCTGAGTCTATTGAAAGAGTTCTTAAAAAGGAAAGAGAAGGTAATATTGAAACTGGCGTAGATATAGATATTGATAAGCTAAAAGAAGCGAGACAACGAATATTTAAAATAATTGATAAAACTAGAGAATACAACGAATTACAACAAACTTTAAACGGTGAGGCGAACACCAATAATGAAATACTTGAAGAGACTAGTGACAAACTTGATACTAATAATAAGATATTAGATACAACTA